CAGCACAAGCACCATCTACTATTTTATTTAGAGATGATGCATCAAAAGGTTTTGAGAACGTAAGACAAGAATCTCTTGCTTTACCAATCTTAAAACTTTTACAGAATGGATCTGGAGAAGCACAGAAACGTAATCAAAATTACGTAGAAGGTGCAGAGCCAGGTATGTTCTTAAATATAGTTACTAAGAGACTATATGATGGTGATAAAGGAATTAGTGTAATTCCTTGTTACTATAAAATGGAATACCAAGAGTGGGCAGAATTTGGTACTGGTTCAGGTAGACCAGAACAAATTTTTTCTGCTGATTCTGATATTCTATCTAAAACTACTAAAGATGGTGGTAAAGATAGATTAGATAATGGTAATTACATTTTAACTGTACACCAAAACTTTGTAATTATTCTTGGTGATGATGGCAAAGCAGAGACCGCACTTATTTCTATGAGTGCATCTCAAGGTAAAGTTGCAAGAAAATGGCAATCACTTCAAATGTCACAAACAATGACAGATGAGAATGGTTCATTTACTCCTGCATCATTTGCTTATTCTTACAGATTAACCTCAGTATTAAATTCTGGAAAAGGTAATCAGTGGTATGGTTTTGCAGTTCAATCAGAAGGTCCAGTACAAAATGCTGAGATCTATCAGAGAGCTAAAGACTTCCACGATAGTCTTGAAAAACAGAACAAATAATTGTCACAATTGGGCGCTACAACAGTGGCGCCCAATCTTAATTAAACTGAGGGAACATGATAGAAAGATTACAAGAGATATTTAAAGGTTTAGAGAGTGCTCACGGCATCACTAACAAAACAGAAGAAATTAGACACGACGGTAAAAACGAAGTCAGATCAAAAACAATAAGAGAGCCTGTAACAAATGAGTTATGGCAAAAACATTTAAATGGTGAAGAACCTGGATTAGGTATCATACCAATCAACGAAGAGAATAAATGTAAATGGGGTGCAATAGATATTGATACTTATCCATTTGATCATTTAAAATTAATTAAAAAAATTAGAGAAAATAATTTTCCATTAATAGTATTTAGATCTAAATCAGGTGGTGCACATGTATATTGTTTTACAAAACAATTTGTTGCTGCATCTTTAATGAGACAAAAATTACAACTCATGGCGTCTGCTTTGGGTTATGCTAAAGCAGAAATATTTCCTAAACAATCTAAAGTAATGGCAGAAAGAGGTGATGTAGGTAGTTTCTTAAATATGCCTTATCATGGTGGGGATAGAACAGTTAAATATGCAATTGATGATAATGGTAATTCTTTAACTATAGAAAAATTTATAAAAGCATATGAATTAATTGCTTTAGAAAATATTGAATTAGAAAATTTGTTTGTAAATAAAAAGAAAGAAAAAGTTAAGGAAGAGTTTCCAGATGGTCCACCATGTTTAAATACTATAATTAAAAATGGTCCTATTGTAGAAGGTAATGGGGATGTTGCAGCATCGGGTCGAGACAATGGTTTATTTAATATTGGAGTTTATGTAAAAAAAGCTAATCCAATAGGTTGGGAAGATAAACTAGAAGATTACAATACAGAAAAATATATTAAACCACCTTTAAAATCAAAAGACATAGATAGAATTGTAAAACAATTAGATAAAAAAGATTATGATTATAGATGTAAAGATAAACCAATTTGTAATTTTTGTAATGAAGCATTGTGTTATACAAAACAATATGGAAAAGGTGGCGATGTTAGGATGCCTGCGATTGAATCCATAAGAAAGTATGAGTCTGATCCACCTATATTTTTTGTTGATATTAATGGAGAGAACATTGAAGTCGATGCGCCAACATTACATGATCATGAAAAATTTAGTATTGCATGTATGACAGAACTTGGAACACCATTGATTCCAGTTGCTAAACTTGTTTGGAGAAAACAATTAGCATCTTTAATGAAGAATATGTCTACACTTGAAGCGCCGGATGATACAAAGGTGGATGTTCAATTAAAAGAATTACTTACAGAATTTGTTAGTCGTGATGGTAAAAACATAGAAGACATCTTAAAAAGAAAACCTTACACAGAAAACAATATAACTTATTTTAAATTCAAAGACTTTTGGAGTTTTATTTTAAGAGGCAAGACTTGGCCAGAAAAAACTTACAATAAAAATAAAACAATACGATTATTAGAAAATCTATTTAAAGCTAAAAGTGACACCATAAGAATAAAAGACAAACAACATAAAATTTGGATGGTAGAAAAAATAGAGATAGAAAAATATACACCAATAAGAACTAAGAAAGAACCGGCACCATTCGAATGAGAACAATTATAGCAGGACCACCAGGAACAGGAAAGACACATACATTGATACATAAACATTTGCAAAATGAATTAATAGAAAGAAAAACAGATTCTAAAAAAATTTGTTACATTACTTTTAGTAATGCAGCTGCTAATGAAGCGAGAGATAGAATACAAAAAGAATATCCAACATATGAATTTGAGTGGATTTGCACCATGCACTCTATGGGAACAAAAAGATTAGGTATAGATACTAAAGCACAATTATTAAAAGACAGTAACTGGAATGCATTTAAAAATAAATATGGTCATACTGATTTGCATTTTGAAACTGTGCAACATGAAAATGGTTTCAATGAATATAAAAATCAATACATGAAAATTATAGAATATGCTCGATCTAGAAAAATAGATGATTTACAAGATGCAGCAATAGAACTCGATTTAATAGACTTTATAAGTATTCCTTTACTAGAACAAATTAATCAAGACATTATTGATTATAAAAATGATTATACCATGTTTGAATTTTCAGACATGATCTCAGAATTCACAAGAAAGAAATTGTGTCCCTCCCTCGACGCCGTCTTTCTTGATGAAGCTCAAGATCTGAATCCCTTGCAGTGGGAAATGTTCTTTTACATCGAGTCCTGTTGTAAAAGATCATACATTGCAGGGGATGACGATCAAGCTATCTATTCGTTTCAAGGGGCAGACCCTAAGACTTTTATAAAGCTACAAGGGGTAATGGACCCACAAATTATATCAAGAAGAGTACCTAAAGCTGTACACAAAGTTGCGTTATCTATTTTAGAAAACATAGATGAAAGAAGAATTAAGGATTGGGAACCAAGAAATGCTAAAGGTAAAGTTATAGATAATTTAGAACTAGAAGATATTGATTTTAGTAAAGGTGAGTGGATGATTATAACTAGAACAAATGAACAAATGAAAAAATTAGTTCCTGTATTACAAGATACTGGATATAGATTTGACTGTAAATTCAATGACTTACTGCCTTCAGAAGTTATGAAAGCTATTAATGATTGGGATAGATTAAATAAAGGTGCAAATATTTCTGGTGAAGAAGCTCAAAACATTTATCAATTTTTAAAATGTGAGACCGGTGATGTAAAGTATGGATTTTCTAGTGGCAAGACTTTAGCTGAAGTAGACTCAATTGATATGGATGAACTACGTTCCGAACATGGATTACTTGCTGAAGGGGATTGGAGTGTATTAAAGTTTAAAGATTACCAGGTCGATTATATCCGGGAACTCGTAGCGAGCGGCGAGGATCTAAACAAACCGGCAAGAATAAAACTATCTACGATACATGCAGTTAAAGGTGAAGAAGCTGAAAATGTTATTTTATTTACAGATTTAGAAAGAATTATTTACAACGCAGCTCAAGTAAATAAGGACACTGAACATAGATTATTTTTTGTTGGTGTAACAAGAGCAAAAGAAAACTTATTCATAATGAATCAAGGTTATGAATATCAATATAACATAGGAGAAGAAATAATATGACAAGTAAAGATATGTTTGATGAAGCATTTCCACAAAATAAACAAATAGGCGGGAATCACTACAAAGACTTTCACATTCAACCGTATGAATTTATTTCAAAAAATGATCTTTCATTTTTTCAAGGGAATGTAATTAAGTACGTGTGTAGATATATGAATAAAAATGGTATACAAGACTTAGAAAAGATAATTCATTATTGTGAATTAGAAATTAAAAAGATGAAAGACATGAGTAAAAAGAAATGAATTTATTTGC